GTTGCCTCGTCGCGCGCGATCTTCAGCCGGGCTGGGTTGTTGGCCAGGCGCGGGTCGGCTCGCAGCGCCTCGTCGATGTCTGCAACGGTCGGCCGGGGCGGCTGCCCCTGGCCGGCCTCGAATGCCTTCATGTTCTTTGCCACGTAGTCCTGCGTCTCGCGTGGCAGGAAGGCCAGCCAGTCGCCGCCCGGGCGCGCGCCGGCGCGGGTGATGGCTTCGCGCAGCGCACCGGGCCCGGCGTTGTAGGCGGCGTAGGCCTTGGCCAGGTCGCCGCCGTTCTCCTGCAGCTGCTTCTGGAAGTAGGCCTTGCCCAGGGCGCGGTTGTAGTCGGCGTCGTTCCGGTACCGGCTTTCATCCCAGGGCAGCCCGGCGAGCTTGGCCGCCTCGGGCGCGGTGCCGGGCATCACCTGTGCGATGCCGATGGCGCCGGCGCTGCTGGTCAGCGGCTTGCCATCCTTGCCAAACTGCCGGCCACCGGACTCTGTGCCCACGGCGATGTTGAAGGCGCGCTCGCCTTCGCTCGCCACCATGCCAGTGGGCAACGCCTTCTTGATTACCTCGGCGGCCACGCCGGCGCCCACGCGCGCGTCCATCTCCTTTGTGATGTGGCCGCGCACCGACAGGATGTCGTCAGCATCCATCTGGCCGCTGAACTTCTTCAGGTAGCTGTCGGCGTAGAGCGGGTCGTTCTGCTCCAGCGCCGTGAGCAGCGCGACCTTGTGCCCGTTACTGGTGAGCCGGCGGGCCTGCGCTTCCTGCCACTCGGCCGACTTACCCAGCAGCTGCGCTTGCCGATAAGTCTCGGCCCGGATGCGATCAACAGCGGAGGCCACTGCATCCGGGTTGTTGTAGTTGAGGCCGATGTCTCGTAGCGCCGTGGACTGGATGCCCTCAGAGGTGGACAAGGAGTAGGTCTTGAACTCCTGTGCCTCGTGCTGGAGGGCCTGGCCGCGGAAGCTGGTCAGGATGTCGCGCGCGCCCATGTCGAACGCTTGCCGCTGGGCATCGTTGCCCAGGCCGGCGCGAAGCTCGGACAGCCGCTTCTGCAGTCGCTCGGTGTACTCGTCCGCGAGGGGCTTGCCATCAGGGCGCTGCAGCGCAGCGATGCCCTTCAGGCTGGCGAAGCCGCCGTCCTTGTCGTGGGTCAGCGCGAGCGCCGCTTCCTTGCCCTGATTCAGGTAGTCGTTGATTCGCACCTGATTCGCCTGCTGGGCCATGTCCAGCGCGATGCTGGTCAAGCCTGCGCCGGCGCGCTGCAGGCCCTGGCCCAGCTCCTCGGCCTGGCGCCCGGCGATGGCAGCGCCGCCGCCGCTGGGAAGTTGGAAGGCTGGCGCGCCGCCACCAGCTGGCGCGACTTGTGGGGTGTCGTAGGTCGGGACTCTCAAGGCGTGTTCCGTGACGTGGCGCGGCACTGCCGCTTGATGCCACTGTCCGGGCCTGGGCCCAGCTCACGCACACCGGGCGGGCATGAAAAAGCCCGCGCAGTGGCGGGCTGGGGTGGCGCTTCGGACTACCCCGCGCGGGGCAACGCCTGCCGTTCTCGTCGTGCCGCTGTTTCACGATGGACGCGCACCGTGGCAAGGTCAGCCGGATTACCCGCCGGCCGCGCGCCAGGGCTGCGCGTCGCTCTCGGGTGAGGGTTAGTGTTGGGTCAGGCGGCGGCGGCCAGCTGCTTGCGCAGCGCCGTAACCCTCCAGCTGCCAGAGCTGGTCGCGGGCCTTCTTCTCGGCGTTGCTCTTGGCCAGCTTCACGCCGATTTCCGCGTCGAAGTTCTCCTTCGAAACGCAGGCCGAGTGACCGGAAGCCAGGAAGAACTCACCATCGAGGAAGGCGTGCACGAAGGTGCTGGTGGTTCCGGGCGCGACCTCGGCGGTGTAGGTCACGCGCTCCATCAGCGCGTCGATCTGCGCGAGGGTCACGCGCGGCGCCGTCAGGCCCTTGGCCTGGATCTCGGCCTCGGTAACGGCTTCGGTCGGCGCGGCCAACAGCTTCGTCTCCAGCTGCTCGGCCTTGGCCGCCTGGCCCTTTTGGTAGTCCATCCACTTCGCGTGCATCGCGCCCTCGGGCGCCACGTCGTCGCCTTGCAGCAGCGTCACGCTGGTGAAGTTGCGGGGCACGCCGTTGGCATCGAAGGCCGCCACGTTGATGCAGCGGTCACCGTGCACATGCGCGATCAGCGCGGCGCAGGGCAGGCCGTCGCCCGGCTTGGCGAAGCCGGGAACCACGGCGGCGCCCAGCATGAGCAGAACGACGCGGCCAACGGTGGGCTTGATGGTGGTGGTCATAGGTCTCCAGTGAGAGCAGTTGGGAATCAGCGTTGCACTGTCCCGCGCACCCAGGGACTCACGCACACCAGCTCACGCCTCCTTCTTCAACCGATACCAGCTCGACGCCACCGTGCCGGCGCTGCCCAGCAGCGAGGACGCGGCCGACATGCCGGGGCTGATGCCTGCCGCCGCACCGCGCCGCATGATGGCGTCGTTGGTGCTGTTGGTCGCCTGCGTGCGGTAGCCCCAGGCGCTGCGCACCGCGTTGGCGTGGATCGTGTTCGCGTCGATCTCGCCCATGAGGTCGGTGCTGGTCTGCAGCTCTGCGGCGCTGCCCTCGCCCAGGTCCACGCCGTTGGCCGCCAGGGCTGCGCGCTGGCTGCTCTTGAGCTGCGCCGTGCTCAGCCGCGAGGCCTGCTCCCGGCGCTGCCCGGCCAGCAGCTCGGTGCGCGCCTGGCTCTCGGCAACGCGGGCGTTGATCTCGGCGATCTCGGCCTGCGCGTTGAGCAGCGTGCGCTGCGAGCTGGCGCTGAAGTAGCTGCCGAAGGCGCCGGACACCATGCCGGCGACGGAAAAGCCCAGGCCGGCCTGGCCGATCTGCTTGTCCGTCATGTCGAAGAAACCGGCCATGCTCATCCTCCAATCGAGACTTCAAGGGAAATGCTCAGCACCGTGAGCGGCAGCGGGTCCTTCTGCCGGATGCAAACGCGCCCGCTGTCGCCCCAGGACGGCGGCACGGCGATGCTGAGCTCCACAGTCTTGAGGTCGGGTGCGCTGCCGTAGGGCTCAGTGCTGCGCTGCTTGGCCTCGGCCAGCCGGTCAAAGCTCGGGCCAGCGAAGATGCCGCTCGACTCGTACACCCTGAGCCACACCCGGTTCGCGTTCTTCTGTCGACCCTGACCGAAACTGCCGTCGATCTGCGCGGCCATGGGCAGCGTCTCGATGTCGGCCGTGATCGGCAGCCCGATCTGCACCGTGCTGGCCGGCTGGCTGATCGTGACGCTGCCGCCGCTCACCACCGCCTGCGGCATCACCGCGCCGTCCGCCAGGATGCTGACGGTGCAGCCCTCCAGGTGCCCCAGGCCTGTGAACGTGGTTGCGGCCGCGCCGCTGTAGCTCAGGCCCGCGTCCACGATGAAGGCGTCCGCCGCGCTGGCGAAGCGCCGCGGCGCCATGCGCTCGACATAGCGCACCGTGCTGCCGTTGATCGTGCGCCGGACGATGGCATACAGCACGTCCTCGCTGCCCTCTGCCACGGCCGCCACGCTCTCAAAAGCGCCCAGGGCGGTGTCGTGCCGGTGCCACGCGCCGATGTTCTGCTCCGGCACGTAGGTCAGCCCCAGGAGCTTGCCGCCGCTGCTGACGCACCAGACCACGGGATGCGGCGACTTCACCAAGGCCATGTCCACGATGTCCAAGCCGTCGAACAGGTGCGGTGCGCGCAGGGACAGATCGCCCGTGACGTAGCCGCTGGCCTGCCAGTTGTAGGCCAGCTCCCGCATGTGTCCGCCGCGGGCCGCCGCAAAGATCAGGTTGTTGTTGACGATGAGCGGCTGCGCGTTGTTTGCACCCACGTAGCTCTGCGGCTTGACCCCGGTGCTGCTGGGCGTCAGTGCCTCGCTGCTCATGCTGGCCAGGCGCCACTCGGCCGCGCTGGTCAGCGCCATGAGCTGCTGCAACGGCACCAGGTGGCGAATGGTGTTCGCCTCCCGGGCCTGCACGCGCAGCTTGATGCGGTCGTCATCGCGCACCGGCAGCGAGTAGTTCATGTTCGACTCGGTGCCCGACTTCGTGCCCCAGATGGTCTGCGGCGCGTTGGTGGTGCCGGCGAACCAGCGGCGCTGCTCGAAGTAGGACACGGCGCCCGGGTAGTTGCCGGCGCTGCCGAAGGGAGCGTCCGTGATCGGCGGGGTCTTGCTGATGTCGGGGGCCACCACGTCGCCGCCGCCGCCCACGCGGAAGCTGGTGTCCGTGGTCTGCCCGATGTAGCCATAGAGCCCGCTGCTGAACTGGTAGACGTTGTAGCGCGCTGCGCCGGCCACGGCGGCCCATGTCAGATCGTCATGCGCGCCGGTATCGAACAGGTTGTTGGCCGTGCCTGTCGGCGTGATGGTGCCGCCGGACGTGTAGGCACCCCAGGCGGTCGAATCGACTATGGCGCCGGCCGCAGTCTTGAGCGTGATCTTGGGCGGCGTGAGACCGTTCTGCGCCGTGTACGACGCGACAACGAACGCCCCATTCAGCTGCGTCATGCCCACCACGCCCGCGATGGCGACGGACTGGCCTTCCGCAAGCTTGCTGGAGCCCGCCACCAACGACACCTCCAACGGGTTGGCATTCGTGGCGCCAAAGACGGCGATGGCGGCGCCAATGGCCTGAGATGACGGCGGGGACTCATCCAGGCCGTCCGCTCCAACTGCGGTGACGACGTAGCGCTGTACCGCTGGCGTGCCGGGGTTGTCGGTCCTGGGTGTGGACGTGGCCGCCAGCCCCGTGGGCGCGGCCAGCGCGGACGCGAAGTTGACCGCGGTCAGCGTCCAGTTCGTGGCACCCAGCCGGCGCAGCTCGCGCGGCGCGTAGTTCGGGTGCACGATGGTCAGCACGTCGGCGCTCTGCACATAGTGCAGGTCGAACAGATCGGCCTCCAAGTAGGGCGTAGCCACCTCGTAGGGCACGCCGCCGCTCAGCAGCGTGGCGCCCTGCGTGTGGAAGCGGATGTAGCCCTCACCGAACTCCAGCACCATGGTTTGCGTGGTGGAGAACGTGAAGGGGATCGCCCGAGACTTCTTCGCCCCGCTGTGCTTGGTGGCTCGCACGAAGGCGAAGCCGGCCCGGTTGCGCGCCGGGCCGTGGGGCAGGATCTCGAAGTTGCGGCACGTGGCGAGGCCAGTCTGAAACTTGGAGTCGTCGATGCGCCCCCACATCTCCGGCGTGATCTCGCCGCCGGCGAAGCTGCGCGCATTGGTGCGGATGGCTGCCATCAGCGCCCCCAGGGGAATTGCTGCGGCTGCACGGCGTGCCGCTGGTTGGCGTCGCTCACCTTGGCCTGCGGCAGTGCCACGCGGTCGAAGTAGGTGCGCAGGTCCAGCGTTGCCTTGCGGCCCTCGGCGCCCTTGATCACGGGCCCTGCGAGCTTGCTGGCTAGCAGGTAGCTCAGCGCACCGACGAACAGCGGCGAGAACCGCGTGGTGTCCGTCACGGGCAGCGTGTAGCGCGCCGCGGCGTTGGCCTGGTTGGTCAGGATGGCCAGCGTGCCGTCCGGCATGGCCTCCAGGATGAACGGTTGCGGCGCGTAGCCCGACAGGCCCGCGGGCGCCTGTAGGTCATCCGGCGCATCCTTGTCGATCACGGACAAGATGCGCACGGCGCCGGCCGGGCGCGCGTAGGCATACGCCCACTGCGGCACACCGGCGGCCAGCAGCGGCAGCGCGGCGCGCGTGGTGGCGAAGTTCCAGTCGTGGAGCTCCAGCATCTCGTCGCGCGCGACGGGATACCAGCGGGCGCAGTGCTCGGCCT